CCTATATCACGCTCTATCTCTTCTTGTGTTTGCCTATTTTCACCTTGCGCCGAACTTTCTTCATCCTGCTTAAAATATTTTAATGTAGCAGGCCGTCTGCCGCGCTCTATACGATAGTCTTGACCATCCTTCTCATACTCAATAGTAACTAACATATTTTTACCGTTAGTTTTGTTTATGAGATTATCTTTTTTAATATTAGTTAATGCTGAACCATACAACACATAACTCAACGCATTAACAATAGTAGTCTTACCAGTACCGTTACGAGCACCAGCATCATCGCCACCCAAGTCCAAATTCTCACCCAATACTAATGTAAGATCTTGTCTGTTTAAATCTACCGCTTGGGTTTGATTACCCACGCTCATAAAATTTTTAACTGTTAGAGATTTTAATACTAACACTAAATGCTCCTATATATGTCTAGTAGCATTTGTGGATCATAATGTTCACTCTCAATATTAGAAAGTTGGTCTATAACTATAGAGTCAATACTGTCAAAATTTAACTCTATGTCTTCATTCAATATATCTAAATCTAATTTCTCCTTGTCTGGCAATAAACTTAACTCACGCATTTTAAATTGTTCAGCAAATGTCTCTTTAACATAGTTTGCCTCTTCGTAAGTAATATCAATATCCATAGTAACCCTAGCATAGGTTTTCTCAGTTAGATAATAACCCGGATCATCCAGTAATTGCGATAATTTTAATGTTTTATATGAAGGTGCATCAGGCCACGCAACAAACTCTGGCTCGCCATCCCACTCCAACATCATCATACCTCGCTCATCATCCCAAGCATCACTGTAGTTGTGGGGGAAACAATTGCCTACATATACAACATTCTTGCGTTGCTGTCTTTTATGAAAGTGGCCGCTAAAAACATAATCTGCTTTATGCATATCTTCAGCATGTAACTCATTAGTTTCAGGCATTTGTATCATTGCGTTCATATAGAAATGTGGCAACTCGAAATGTCCAAAGATATATTTTGCTTTTACTTTCTTTAATTTTTTGTAATCATCACCCACGAGCCAAGGCACAATAGCACAATTTCCCGCATTAAACGGTTCATCTACTATTGTTATACCAGAGAATCTACTAGCAAACTCTACACTATTAAGATCACGCCTATCTCTGTAATATAAGTCGTGATTGCCCGTGATAAAGTAAAAATTATCAAACGAACTGCCTAGTTTTTCCAAACTACGCAGGCTATAGTTCAGTGTGCTGACATTGATGCTGGCTCTATGATGGTGCCAGTCTCCCAAAAATATGGCAGTTTCGCAATTGTTTTCTTGTGCGGTTGCTATGAACCAATCTACAAAATCTTCGCAATCTTTATTGTGTGTTATTGAGTTGCTTTTATTACCAAAGTGAATGTCTGTACATACTGCTATTTTATTGAATAAATTATCCGTACTCATTTATATTATTATAACGTACTTAAAGTAAAGTGTCAAGAAGACGATGGTGCTGTATTTGATGTATTTTGATTCTGTCTTGTATAACTTGGTGCAATATTATTCATCTCTAGAATATCATCACGAATATTTTGATTTTTCTTTTCTGTGTTTAATATTTTAGTAAAGGAATTAGTAATTATTGCTGTATAATAAGCAAATGGATTTTGACTTTTGCTTTCATCAAACAACAATCCTACTTGAACTAGTTGTAATATTGCTTGGCCACGCATCTCATCATTATATGTATATCCACGCCAATTAGATCTTGTTCCGTATCTATCACACAATTTAATAAACATTCGTGCTAACGTATCAGTCATATGCCCATGTTCCTTACAGAATTCTCCCTTTTTTAAATCACCTTTCCAATGACTTTTACCAACGCATATTAATACACTTTCTTTACTATCATCATTAAACCGAAAGTGTTGATAAGGCGGAAAAGGTAACTTTTCATAATGATCTGCGACAGATTTAGGAGTTTTTACTCTGCCGTGTTGTAGTGGTATGTGCTCAAATGACATTATTCTAAACACTAGATCAGATTTTGCTATCTTTTTCCAATTTACTTGAAAGTCAATTAATCTAGGTTTTTTCTTTTTATTTGTATTTTCTGCTACTGCAATAGCATGATTATTTTTTGCTATTTTCGCGGCTCTATTGCGTTTTGCTTGGGCAACAGAACGTATGTTTATTTTTTCAATGTTAGGAAGGATTATATCATAATCCTGATCTGTTGGTGTTAAATAACTACTATAACTATTTTTTGATTTATGTATTTCTTCTAATATATCTTTGTTTCGTAAGTATATCATTAAGGTTTCGCTCCATCATATTTATACTATATTATAATACACGTACATTAAAAAGTCAAATAAATAATGTTATAATATAGGAAAAAAATATGGCTATACGTGGACTATCACCAAGACTAGGAAACTTACTTGCTAAAGCAATACCTTTTGGTGCTGGGTTATTTGGTAGCTCAGGTAGTGGGAATCCAACTATTAGATGGAATGGCCCAGCAAAAGAACACAATCATGACTGGCGAACAAAACTTACATTAAGTTCAGCTACCAAAAATTTATTAGTCGGTAGTACAGTACTGCGTCCATTACACGACACCGGCGGTATTATTTTTCCTTATACACCAACTATTTTTGTACAGCATTCAGCAAATTTTGGTTCTAGTCAATTAACACATAGCAATTATGACCACCCTGCATTTGATAGTCATACAATTGGTGATTTAACTATTACTGGTCAGTTTACTGCTAATAGTTCTGCAGAAGCAGACTATGTATTAGCAGTATTACATTTTTTAAGAACAACAACTAAAATGTTTTTCGGCCAGGATTCAGACTTTCCGCCAGGAACACCTCCTCCTGTTTTGAGATTAAATGGGTTTGGAGATCATATATTTAAAAATATACCAGTAGTAGTAATAAACTTTAACATGGAAATGCCGGGAACTGTTGACTATGTCAGAACAACAAATACTTTGTCAATGATTCCAACATCTACTACTATAGCAATTACAGTTAAACCTGTATACTCTAGAGCATCTACTTCAAAACGATTTGGACTTAAAAAGTTTGCGAGTGGTGCGTTACTAGGTAGTGGTAGTGAAGGGGGATTTATTTAATGACAGTTACTTACTCAGCTGATAGTCCGTATGCCATTACTCCTATAGCCAATAATAAATTAGATTTGATGACTTATAGAACATTTTCTTTTGAGCCAGATGATATGGTGTATACAATTGATCAACTTTACAACAATAGACCAGATTTATTAGCGCATGATTTATATGGGAGATCCACTTTTTGGTGGGTTTTTACTGTACGTAATCCAGATATTATAGTAGATCCTATTTGGGATTTTACTACTGGTACCACAATATATCTTCCACAATTATCTACGTTAACACGATCATTAGATGGATAATATAGCATGGCAGCTTCAGACGTAACATTAGATGGTACTGCGGCAACGAGCAGACATGCTGAATCAACTGGGCATTCTCCCCATGCGGCAACACCAGCAGACGCAGGCCAAGCTGATAGTAGTGGTGGGTTACAATCTGAAATAAATGCTAACCAAACTATTATAGCAAACAAACCTGGCCCAGAATGCCCTGATAATATTTTACATAATTATGCCAATTATACATATAAAATTAGTTTAATGACTTGGGATTCGATAGAAGATTATAATGCAGATATTCAAAATGGAAAATGGCCATTAAAAGAAAATAATAAAAAAGTATTATTTTCTAGTGGTGGTATTGCTGAGCATGGGCCCGGAGCAAGTGGTCCTCCAGGTAGAAATTATCCAACACCTGCTCCACGACATGAAGAATTTGATGTGGATTTTTATATATCTTCTTTTACTACAACGTCTATTATGGGACTCAGTGGTGAATCAAGAGCCACTAATATTTTTGAATGTAATATGGAAGTCGTTGAACCTATTGGCGCAACGCTTTTAGAAAGGTTCTATACATTAGTTACAAGAGATGGGCGAGAAAATTGGGCAGAATTTCCACTTCTTATTAAAATAGAATTTATTGGATATGATGAATCTGGGAAGCCTGAGCTTATTAAACCAGCAATGAGACAAATACCAGTGAGACTTATAAACATGGTGTTTGATGTTGCTGGGGATGGGTCGACGTGTGGTCTTCAATTTGTTGCATCCACCACTATTAAAAAAGACCATCCGCGAAATATTAAAATGGAAAGTAATGAATTGTGGGGTGTAACAGTAGGAGAATTTTTAACTGAATTTGCTCAGATTTATAACGATAACCAAAAGCATAGAACACATATAGGCCCCAATATGGATGAGGCTCGTGCATTGGTGAGTCAGGGCGCCAGCGCCAACGCCGGCGGCGCCGGAACAAACACCGCCGCTTTTGATGATATGGGTTCTGGATCTGCCGCAATAGCAGGCCCTAAGGTTCAAGAAGTTGCTGATACAATAGAATTTGATATTGATCCTGCGATAGCAAAAGCTAAGATAGTACTAGAGGTAGCAGAGGACGCTCAACTAGAGGAAAAACCAAAAGAAGATCCATTTAAAGATATGCCGCCAATATGGGTAGGACACGGCGTTGGAGTGAAGGCCGTGAAGGCGAGAGCTGCTATTAGAAAAAAAGTAAAAGATAGAGAAGCAAAGGCAGAAGCCGAAAAAAGCAAAGGAATTATTCCTGTAAAAGAAGGCAACCCAGCAAAAGTATCTATTGCCGCAGGCACCAAACAATTGGCCGTTATTGAAAAAATTATTACTTTTAGTGAATATATCACTGACCAATTAATAGATCCAGAGAATGCATTCGAAGGGGGAACAAACAAAAGTAACCTAAAAAATAAAGAACTTTTAAAAAATCCAGATCAAGGATTATTATGGTGGAAAGTTACCTTTGTTCCTGTACTAAAAGAATGGGATGACGCAAGAGGCCAATATGGTATGCATACTATTATTCAAATTACACCATACAGAGTAAATGATCCAGTAACTACTGGTGGTAAATGTGAGATAGGCGTGGGCGTAACAGCACCTGCTATGCGTAATTACCAATACATATATACTGGCCAAAATATAGATGTTAAAGATTTTGCAATTAGTTTTAATAATTCTTTTATGCAAAGTATGATAGGGCAAGGAACAGGAGATTCTAAAAAAGCAAAAGTAGATGAGAGTAAAAATTCAGGGACTGGCCCAGGCCTAGCAAAATCAAATGCTACAACACCTGCATCTGCTGATCAACATGATCGCAGATATAGTACTGGATCAAACCATAATAGTAAACAAAAGGCGGCCGGCACTATATTAGAAAATTTATATAGAAAGTTAGGTTCTGATATGATGCAATGTACTATTAATATTGTCGGGGATCCACTCTATATACAACAAGACGGTATTGTAAATGTAGGACGAAAGACTAAAACAGGAACCATTGATCATAATTGGGCCATAGATCCAGCAAATGGTGCCGCATTGGCTGACCATCAAGATGCCCATATATATCTTTCATACAAAACACCAACCGACTATAGTGAAGGGACTGGTTTAATGGACTTTAATGCGGGGGATCCAAGACATAGATCAAGTACATTAAGTGGTTATTACAGAGTGTGGGAGGTTGTTAATACTTTTCAAGGTGGAGAATTCAATCAATCGTTAAATTTAACTCGTGTATATAACCAATGGAGAGAACAAAAGTACAATCCTTTAGAGGAAGGGAGTTTTAATGATAGGTCAGATTTTACTCAAGGAGGAGCAAGCCTGGGTGCAGGCGCAAGCCTGGGGCAAATTGCAAATTCTATAGCAACATCAGGTGGATCCGCCAAAAGAGATACTACATCAGAAGCATCATTAACTACTAGACAACGCGATCAACTAGCCATACAACAAGATACATTAAAAAAAGAAATAGATCTTGAACGTACTATTCTAATGAATGAAGCAACGGACCCTGGTGTATTAAGTGTGCGAGATTCAAGAACTACTTCTAGTAATGTGTTTGTTTCCAATGATAATGCCCGCAATAAACAAAATACAGATGAAAATAAAATAAGATTTGATGCGGCACAAAAAAAATTAACTAATATTAACGCACTATCCGACACCTCATCAGTAGAACAACAAACCACATTTGCTGATAATGTAAATGCAATGGGAAATAATACTGACACATTAAGTCAAACATTTGATAATGATAGTTTAACTCCAACCTTTTCTGAAAACAGCGGACACCCTAGCCAAACATCTGTAGCTGGATTACGCAGTAGTGCATTACACAAAACATTAACAGGAGTAGCAAATGGTACAAGTATTGTTTCTACTACAAATAATGGTGCACCATTATTTGATTATAATAAAAAAGGTGGGCTATATGGAGTTGCTGAAAATGAAATTAATTTGTCTTCATACACAGCCGATGATAAGGCATCCATTAATACTAACGAAGAATTAATTAGAACACAACGCGAAATTCTTATTGGAACAGGAAATTTAGTTGCTAAAAAGGCCGCATACACCATTGCGAATGACGCAAGTAAAACCAATCAAACAATTCATGGTAAGTATGGTAATATATACAGAACGTGGGAGGAAGTAGGTTATTTTCAAAACTTACTAATATCATAAAATGGTACGACGAGAATTTAATATAGGCGCACCTACTGATGCTAAATCAAAAATTGAACGCCGTGGTCCAGGCCCATATGTTGGTATAGTAAAGGGATTTGGTGATCCATCTGGTATGAACAGAATTGCTGTTTATATACCTGCATTGCAAAGCCAACGTCTATCATCTCAAACAACTAATCAAAAACAAGAAACTCGAGCAAATACTGTGTTATGTAATTTATTACTTCCATATTATGGTAGAACAAATCGCACAGGTAATGAAAAATCATCGTATGCTGGTACATCAAAATCATACGGAATGTGGTTCCCTACACCAGACGTAGATAGTCTTGTAATGGTAATATTTGTTGATGGTAAGCAAGAAGAAGCATATATTATAGGAGGTGTTCCTGAGCCATATATGCTTCACATGGTACCAGGCATTGCAACTAGTCCAGCATTTCATCCCAATACTGCAACAACAAAAGCAGGAATAAAGTCTGTTATGGCCGGTGGTACTGCCGAATTACCAGTAGCAGAGTTTAATAGACAAGCCGCTGAAGAAAGAAATGACTTTTTAAACATTTTAAAACCATTACATCCATTAGCTGATATATTAATGTCACAAGGATTGCAAAATGATTATGTTAGAGGACTTTCAACATCTAGCGCACAACGTGAATCTCCGTCCAATGTTTTTGGTGTTTCTACTCCTGGACCATTAGATCCTAACGGTCCTAAAATAAAACAAGGATTGGTTACTCCACAAAATCCTGGTTATGATTGGCCTGCTAATCGAGATAGTGGCCATACTTTTGTCATGGATGATGGTGACAATAGTGGTAGAAATAGAAACATTAGATTAAGAACAGGAACTGGCCATCAAATATTATTAAATGATACAGATGGTATAATTTATATAGGCAACGCAACTGGTACTACTTGGGTTGAAATGACTAATGAAGGACAAATTGATGTGTTTAGTAAGCAAGATGTTAGTGTGCATACTGAAGGCAACATGAACTTTTTAGCAGATAAAAATGTTCATATACAATCTGGTGAGGATTTAGTTATGCTTGCTGGGCACAATCTAAGAGTTGAAACAAATCCTGCCTCAGTAAGTGGTAAGGGACATGCCCATTTCTTTATTAATGGTAATATGAAACAAACTGCTACAGGTACATTTAATATTAAATCAACAGACTGGTTTAATGTTACTGCCAAAGAAGCAATTAGTGTTACAACTTTAGCTTGTATGTATTTTAAAAGTGGCGGTGGCAAGGAGAATCCAATTAAACTTAATACAGAAGTAGGTAACCCGGCTGAAGAAGCATCGCATATTCCGTTATACGAAAAACCATGGGTTACGTTGGATGATAAAACTGAAACTTATAAAGTAGATGGCGAAAATCAATATACAATCGCAATGCAACGTGTTCCAATGCATGAACCAGATCCGCGCGATCATCAGAACGGCCTAGGGCCTACTGTTGGCAGTCCTCCACATGTAACTAAAAAACCATAGTTATATATAGTAGCATATTATTAAATTAACTAAATATTGTACATGGCTATTACGTATAAAGGGTTTTCGACCTACAAAAAACAATTTTCCAACTCATACACTTTGAGTGGATTTGAACTTGCAAAACAAGATTTAACAAATCATTTTAACATTCGCAAGGGTGAAAAACTAATGAATCCAGAATTTGGGTCCATAGTTTGGGATGCATTATACGAGCCACTAACAGACGAAATAGTATCTGAAATAGAAGAAGATATTAAAAGTATTATTGGGTATGATCCAAGATTGGAAGCAGAAAGCATATTGCTTGAACAGTATGAAAATGGATTGCTTTTAGAATTACAAGTAAAATATATACCTGATCAAATATTAGGATCACTTTTGTTTGATTTTAATAACACATCTGGCCAAGTAACAGTGAGAGAAACAGCATAATGGCATTAACAACAAGACAAAACACAATTTATCAAGCAGAAGATTGGAAGGTAGTATATCAATCTTTTATTAATGCTGATTTTGAAAGTTATGATTTTGAAACATTGCGTAAGTCAATGATTGATTATCTTAAATTATATTACCCTGAAGATTTTAATGACTACGTTGAAAGTTCAGAGTTTATAGCATTAATAGATCTTATTGCTTACATGGGACAAAATATTAGTTACAGAGTAGACTTAAACTCACGTGAAAACTTTCTTGCTACTGCTGAACGTAGAGAAAGCATATTAAGATTAGCAAGACTCGTTAGTTATAATTCTAAACGAAATATAAATGCTAGTGGAATGTTAAAATTGGCAAGTATTTCTACAACAGAAGATGTATATGATTCTAACGGAACAAACTTGGCAAATACTACTATTACATGGAATGACATTAACAATATTGATTATGCAGAGCAAGTTAATTTAATATTAAATGCCGCGATGGTAACAACACAAAAAGTTGGTACTCCCAATTTAAAAAGTACTCTCAATAATGTAAAAACAGAACAATATCAAATTAATATACCAGCAGGCACATTACCAATATATTCTTTTACGAAAGAAGTAGAAGGCATTTCTATGGATTTTGAAATTACTAATGCTACATTTAAAGATAAAACTTATGTTTATGAACAGGCACCAAGTAATGTATCCCCTTTTGGTATATTATATAGAAATGACGGTAAAGGAAACGGTAGTGCTAATACAGGATATTTTGTATATTTTAAACAAGGTATATTACAAAGTAGTAGTTTTACTATCAGTGATGCAATTCCTAATAGGCAAGTATTTGTTAATAATAGCAACATCTCTAATAATGATGTCTGGTTATATGAGTTAGATTCAAATAATGATTTATCTACGCTATGGACTCAAGTGCCGGCAGTAACAGGTAATAATATTATATTCAATAGTTTAAACAAAGATACAAGAACATTATATAGTGTAAACTCATTAGAAAGTGATCAAATATCATATGTTTTTGGTGATGGTATTTTTTCAAACATTCCACGCGGAACATATAGGGGTTACTTTAGACAAACCAATGGTTTAGATTATATTATAAAAACAGACGACATGCAAAATGTTTCTATAGCCATGCCCTATATTAATAATAATAATTTAACGCATACATTAACATTTACATTTAACTTGGAATCACAAGTTACAAATGCTACTACTAGAGAAACATTAGAGGACATTAAAACCAAAGCACCACAAAGTTATTATACACAAAATCGTATGGTAAATGGTGAAGATTATAATATATTTCCTATTACTTCTACAAATGAAATTATAAAAATTAAAGCAACAAATAGAACGTCGAGCGGTATTTCTCGCTACTTGGACGTAGTAGATCCAACAGCAAAATATTCTTCAACTAATATATTTGGCACAGATGGAATATTGTTTAGAGAATATTTCTCTAATACATTTGATTTTGAGTTTGCAAATGAAATGGATATATTACGAACAATTCGTGATAAGATAGAACCAATATTACGTGATGTGGGTAGTAAACATTATTACTTTGAAAAATATGATAGGATTACGGTTGGTGCAACGGTATGGGAACAAAGTACCACAAGTACTAATTCGAGCACCGGTTATTTTAAAAATAATTTAGGAGCATCTGTTCCTATAGGAGCATCTGCGCCAGCATCAGATAATAGAAAGTATTTGACCGGGAATGCCCTAGTAAAATTTAATGCACCAAGCGGCAAATATTTTAAATCAGATGGTAGTCTACATACTGGTAGTGTAGGCGATCCAGGTACATTTGCAAACATTTGGGCAATGATTAAAAGTGTAGTAGGTGATGGTCATAACAGTGGCGCAGGGAATTTAGCTAGCGGTGCCGGCCCAATTACAATTAGTGAGTTAATTGGTGATGGTGCTGAAGTTGCTGAAATTATTCCGCAGTTCATAACAGACTTGCCATCCGCTATGGAAACAGCAATGCTAACTAAAATCTTTAAACATGAAGAATTTGGTTTACGCTTTGATGCCACCACAAGAGAGTGGGTAATTATATTAGCGGCAGACATAGATACAACTTCTGAATTTTCATTTGCTTATGCTGGCGATACAACTAGTTTGAAAAGGGATGCAAGTTGGTTGATTAGATTTAGAAGTAACGGAACAACATATACAACAACGTATAGAGGATTAAAGTATAGTATTGAAAGTGACATGGAAGCACGTTTTTACTTTGATAGTTCCGTTAAAATTTACAATTCACGCACAGCAAAAACAGTCACAGATCAAGTTAATGTACTTGGTATTAATGCCCAACCTGATTCTAACACAGCAATGGATAAAGATCATATTTGGCAAATTTATGGATTAGATACGGGTTTTTCAGGAGCAACAAATTCTCGCAGAGTACTAGTAACATTTTTGGATAGTGATGCTGACGGTATTCCAGATAATCCAGATCAATTTACATTAGTTGTTGCCCCAACAGTAAATCCAAATACTAAATCAGTATTTTTTGAAAAGTTTACAGAAGAAAGTGGTGGGGAACAATGGAGATTAACTACTAAAACAGTTAATGTAACATATGCAACAGCAACAGCATTATCAGCTGCATCTACAACATTGTTTACTGATAAGGAAGTAATTTACTTGACTACAGATAAAGCATTTAGAGTGTTCAATAAAACTGATAGTACATTTTTAGTCAGCACAGATTATAAAGTATATACTGGACGTAAATCACTTAAATTTAATTACAAACACAATTCACCATCAGATAGGAGAATTAATCCAGGGTTAAGCAATATTATTGATATGTATGTATTAACAAAAGCATATAGTAATGCATATACAAAGTACATTCAAGATAATATAGGTATAGTTACTGAACCAACAACAAGTACAACAAACGAATTGAATACACAATTTAGTAACTTATTAGACTACAAAATGTTAAGTGATGAAATTATTTTTCATCCAGTAAAATATAAACCATTATTTGGTGCAAAAGCATCAACTAACTTGCAAGCATCATTTAAAATTGTAAAAAATGCTAATTCAATAATAACTGATACAGAAATTAAAACACAAACTATTGAAGCAATCAATGATTATTTTGATCAAAGTAATTGGGATTTTGGTGACACTTTTTATTTTACAGAATTATCAGCATATATTCACAATCAATTAACTCCGTATATTGCTACTGTTTTAATTGTACCAAAAGGTACGAATCAAAATTTTGGTAGTTTATTTGAAATACAAAGTAATAATGATGAAATTTTTATTAGTGATGCAAAAGTAGAAGATGTAGAAATTATAGATGCTGTAACTGCTTCTAAGATTAGAGCAAGCGGTACTATCATTACTAGTTAGGAAACACCATGGCCATACGTAAAACTGTAAATTTATTACCACAACAGTTCCAAACTGATGTAAATAAGAAATTTTTAAATGCTACATTAGATCAATTAATATCTCCAGGAACAATGGAGATGTTATCTGGGTTTGTTGGGCGACGAGATGTTGATAATTTTAAAAATACAGATAGTTATATTGTTGAAACAGATAATGATAGATTAAATTATCAACTTGAACCAGCAGTTACTATTAAAAAGGAATTGTCTGAAACAAAATATGATTTTGCCTCAACATATATAGATATTGTTAATTCAATTAGTGCCGCTGGCGGTGATAATAATAATCATGATAAACTGTTTAGTAATGAATATACAGTATGGTCACCACCAATTGATTATGACAAGACTATTAACTATACAAAATATTACTGGCTACAAACAGGTCCAGATAGATGTGATATCACTGATCCTATCACTATTAGTGATATTGTAGGAAAGAAAACTTATACATATACTTCAGTAGATGGCAATAAAACATTAAAATTTTCAACAGGACTTAAAGTACGATTTACTGGCACCGTTACGCCATCAACATACGCAAATATTGATTATATTGTTGCGGACGTAGGCACAAGTATTAGATTAATTCCGTTAAGCGAATTATACACACCAGAGTCTGCTGTATATACATTAAGCAAAGATTACTTAACTATCAAACGCGGTGCGATTGATGGTAACCAATGGAGTAATAATAACCGTTGGTTCCATGAAGAAATTATTGGAGTAACAGCAACATACAATAAAGATACTGCTATATATGATTCAGCATTGCGAGCAAAAAGACCAATATTAGAATTTGATAATGATCTCAAATTATATGATTATGGTACAAAATTATTAACAACTGTTGATTTAGTTGATACAACTTTTACAGATGCTTTTACACAACTAGAAGGCGAGCCTGGCGGTTATATTGATGGTGTTGCATTGACCGCCGGACAAAAAGTTGTATTTACTGCCGATACTGATCCATTAGTAAATGGTTATATATATGATGTGCAATTTGTAACTATTGGCGGCGTAAGTGTTATTCATTTAGAAAAAAATACTACTGTAGCAGATCCTGCAACAGATAATACTATTATTGTTAATAGCGGTGCTGATAATAAAGGCACACAATGGTATTACAAAAATAGTAAGTGGTACAAGGGACAAGTAAAAACTGGATTGAACCAAGCACCGATATTTGACGTATTTGATAAAAACGGAAATAGTTTTTCAACATACGCAAGTAGCACATTTGCTGGATCAAATATCTTTAGTTATGCTGTAAACAGTGCCGGTACTGCTGACACAGAATTAGGCTTTGCCCTAACATATAAAAACTTTACTAACATTGGCGACATTATTTTTAATGATAACCTAATTAAGGATAGTTTTTCATATACATCTGATGCCACAGCGGGCACTACAACATCCGTAAGACTTGCTACAGGATTCTTACATAAAAATACGGCTCTAACCACATATTCCACACTTTCTAATTGGGAAAAGGCTCCATTTGAAAGTAGACAATTTATACAAAATACTATTGTTGTAGGGTCAGAATTAAAGCAATTTAAGGTAACTACTATTCCTAAAACGGAAACAACAGCAAAGAATTTAATTGTTACAGTAAATGGTAAGTTAAAAGAAAAAGGCACTGGTACAACAACAAAAGATTATTATGTTACTACAGATACTGGATTTCAATATGTTAATTTTACAAACAATTTAACTATTGGCGATATATTAGTTATTAAGGTACATACAGACACAAGTATTGAAAAATTAACTACTGGAGAGTTTTATACAATACCAACTAATTTAAGCAACAATCCACTAAATGATATGACAACTACTACTAATTTTACATTAGGACAAGTTAGAGATCATATCAGTAGTTGTATTGAAAATAGTTTAGACTTTTCCGGTGCTACGTTAGGTAGTAATAATATTCGAGACATTGGCGATATTGCTACACTTGGTACTAAAATTATACAAAATACTGGCAGTTTGCTCAAAGCAGGTTATATGTTAACTAATGGAACATATAATTTAATTGACTCAATAACTCATGCTTCGAATGAATATAATAGATTTAAAAATCAATTTTTAAATAAAGCAAAAACTATTGGAGACTTTACAAGCACTTCAGATAGATTAGACAAAACACTACGAGCAATGGCAGCTGAAAAAAATAGCACAATGCCATATTTTGATAGTGATATGGTAGCATTTTCAACAGACATTACGACATTATCATATACAGTATTTGATATTGACAATAAACAATTTGAACTTAATACAACATATAATGACACAATCCCTGGACAAACAGCGGTATTAGTTTATAAAAATGATGTAATGTTGTTAAAAGATCAAGACTATACTTTTTCTACTACCACACCGTTTGTTACTTTAACAAGTAACATTACATTGGCAGAAAACGATGTTATTAAACTTGTTGAATACACTAATACTGGTGGTAACTTTATTCCACCAACACCAACTAAATTAGGATTGTATCCTAAATATGTTCCAAGCAAATATTCTGATGACACATACACAACTACTATTGACGTAATACAGGGACATGATGGATCTATTACACCAGCATATAGTGATTATAGAGATGATTTATTATTAGAGTTAGAAAGACGAATTTATAATAATATAAAAGCAGTATATAACTTTAAGCTAGTAGATATTAATAGTGTAATACCATCTCGTTTTAGAAAAACACAATACTCAACAGACACTGTAAACAACATATTAGCCATAGAATTAGCACAATGGGCGAATAATAATAATGTTGATTATACTAAAAATAGTTATTATGTTTCTGGTTCTGATTGGACTTACAATTATAAAAACATAAAAGATACCTTAAGTGATGCGGAATTTTTACCAGGTTATTGGAGAGCAATTTACAAATACTTTTATGATACTGATCGCCCACACACTCATCCGTGGGAAATGCTTGGATTTAGCATTAAACCAAGTTGGTGGGAAACAACTTACGGCCCTGCTCCATACACTAAAGACAACTTGGTGCTGTGGACAGATATAGAAGCAGGTAAAATTGTAAGTGGTGATAGAGCAGGCACATATATTGAATATGCTCGTCCTGGATTGGTGGCTACTTTTATACCAACTGACGCGGCCGGCGATTTAAAATCACCAACAAGTATTGGTATAGTTGGACTTGTGACTGGAGAAATTCAAGGAAACTTTTCAGTTGGGCACCAAGGCCCTGTTGAAACAGCATGGCGCCGAAGCAGTTATTATCCTTTTGCAATTCAAATATTACTAGCCTTAACAAAACCAGCAAAATATTGTGAATTTATGTTTGATACAAGTAAAATAACCACTAACATGTTGGGGCATTATGTTGATAAAACGACTACTTTACCTATTAAACCAAATGTATCTAAGATACATTCATACATTAATACAGATTCAACAGTTGATTATACATTAGGTTATAACAATTGGGTAGTAGATTATTCAAAATATTTAGGTCTTAATACAACAACATTTTATAAACAATTAAATGCTTTGGGTATTAATTTAGCATATAAGATGTCGGGGTTTGCTGATAAAGATAAATTAAAAATCATACTAGAACAAATATCTCCTTCTAAATCCACAACAGATATTTTTATACCACAAGAAGATTACAATTTTCATTTAATGGAAAGTAGTCCTATCCAAAGTATCAATTATAGTGGCGTAATTATTACAAGAAGCACGGGTGGTTGGAAAATAGATGGTTATAATAAAAAACAACCAACATTTAAAATTTTACCAAGTATTATTACTAGTAATAGACGACGAACTGTAAGTGTTGGAGGATATGCTCCTAAATGCTCAGAATTAATCACTGGGCGATCTTACTCTGTTAATGAATATATTAAATCTGGTGATATCTATTATCAAGTTAAAACTGCGTTTATAGCAGGTGACGGTGATGACTTGGCTAATCTTACTCGCATTGCCAAATTACCCACAATTGGTGGCGTGTCAGCAACTCAATATGATGACTATAGCACAACAGTTGCAACTATACCATATGGTAAAGAATACACAACAGTTCAAGAAGTATATGACTTTTTAATTAGTTATGGAAGATATTTAGAAAGTGTTGGCTTTGTATTTGATAATGTAACAAATGGGTTTGACTATATTGAAGATTGGAAAAATACTGCAAAAGAATTTTTATTCTGGACTTTGCATAACTTTTCTATAGGATCAATGATTACGTGTAGTGCTGGAGCAAATACTATTAAATTGAATTTAGTATCAGCACAAATTGATACAATGTCAAATAATATGTTACCATCGAGTGTTATAGATCAAAATAGAGATAGAATTTCAGTAAACAATTTATTTTATAGTAGAATAGACAATAATTTTCAACTATCCGTTAGTGATAATACTGACGGTATATACGCGGCTACATTTAATCCTATACAAACAGAACATTTATTAATACTTGAAAATGAAACAGTGTTTAAGGATGTTATTTGGTCATTATTTACTGGTAGTAGACAAAATAGAATTAAACTAGTTGGTTATAAAACTGAACTATGGGATGGTACACAACAGTTACCAGGTTATGTATTATTAGATGATACCGTTGATGATTGGGACATTAATAAAAGTTATCCAATTGGAGAAATAGTAAAATTTAAAGATAAATTTTATGCTAGTAAATTTAATCATGACCCAAATGATTTAACAGAACTTGGAAAATTTGACTTTAGTAAATGGAAATTATTAGATCGGGTTAATGGTGGCTTATTAACTAACCTAGACTCTAAAGCAGACAACTTTAGAGGTTATTATGAAATTGAAGATGATGGAAGAATTATAGAAACTGATACATTGGCATCTAATTTGATAGGTTTTCAAAATAGAAAATATTTAGAAAATTTACAAATTGGTGATATAGCTCAAAAGAAATTCTATCAAGGATTTATTAAAGAGAAAGGCACATCATCTATTACTAATAAATTATTAAGAGCAAAACTACCAGCAATAGATAGCACACTTAACTTATACGAAGAGTGGGCATTTAGAGTTGGTGAGTACGGTTCTGTAGCAAGTTCACAAGTAATTGAATTTAAACTAAAAGAAAATGAATTTACAGATAATCCAGAACTAATTGAGATTATTAATACTGCTGAACAATATAAAAATACAAATATTACACATAGGCCAAGTGACTTATATCAAAAACCACTTGAACCAAGACAGTTTAACAAAAATGTATTTAAAAATTTAGCAGAGGATATTAGCACAAGAGATTATTTGCCTGATGCTGGTTACGCACGTTTAGATGACGTACAGCACAAAGTATTAAGTCTAGAAAATTGGGTACCTAACAATACGGTAGACATTACTGAAAATATCAATATTGATACACAACTAATAGGTAAAACTTCTTATACTTCAACAGAAGGTATAATCACAACACTAACAAATGGTATGGTAGTTAAATTTACTGGAATTAATACTATTCCTACCTCATATAAAACTGGTACTTGGATAGTAACTGGTGTTGATGAATCTATAAAACTTACTGAAAAAAGCGAGTATTTAAATTCTCTAAATGTAGGTGATAAAATGTGGGTTGCAAATTCTGCTACATATCCACCAACATACGCAGAAAATTCAAATGACTGGAATGTATATAGAATAACAAGTACTAAAAATAATCCTATATCTATAACAGGAGATACGATTGCAAATACTATTAAAGTAACATTTAAAAATCCTGTAGATTCTATATTAGTAAATGAGATTATAATTTTACGAAGATTTGTTGATAGTACTATCCCTGCAATAGACTGGAGCGGGGTTTACAAAGTTAAAACTAATTTTACTAGCGATGGACTCAATGTATTAGAATTATATGCCGATTTGGATCTATCTGCATCATTTGAAACTTTATCTTTAAATGAAACTAGTACACGTGGTGAATTTTTAAAGCTAGAAAGTGCTAGGTATGCAACTACTTCGGCACTAGTTAATAGAACAGAACCAACGCACGGGTGGGAAGATGGTGATTATGCTTGGATTGATAATCATAATAGCACTAACAAATGGGCAGTACTTGAAAAGAAAGATCCTTATACATTAGGAAAAGAATTATATCCTAACGGTAAAGCAACCAATACAGGATTTGGACAAGGCGTTGCAGGCAATAAAGACTTGTCAACAATATTAGTTGGGTCAGTATATGATACAACATCAGCAGGTAGCATTGAGCAATGGACACGTGATGTTGCTACAGTGTTTGATGTTAAAAGTATATTTGTAAGTGATATCACTTCAAAGACAGCAGGCACATTAAATACTTCAGGTTACTTACTAACAGTAGAAAGTGATGGTTTACCACACCCAGCACCATTTGGAACATTTCCTACAACAGACGGAAAGAATCCAAATAGAGTTGTAACACGCAACTATAAACATACATTTAAAACTCGTGTAGGAACAAATACTACAGCGGCACCACAAGTAGCAGTACCACTCGGTGGTATTGGCATAATGGCTAACGGTGTTGTAATAGCAAGTCCTTCAGCAACAGCAACATTACCAAACGACAATGGTCCAGCCAAGGGCGTTGCCCCAACAGGATTTGAATGGAACGCTGTAGAGAACGCAACGGCAGTTGGTATGGATGCATCACATGGGCATCCACAAGAAGATAATCAGTACCATTACCACAGCGGCAAATTTTTAAGCCAATGGGATTACCATGTATATCAAGCAAATACATATTATCAAGGCACCAATTATAGTGGTGATCACTGGAGGCACACTGACGGTCATTCCAAAATCCTAGGCTATGCATATGATGGTTATCCAATCTATGGCCCATTCGGCTACCAAACTGCCACTGATTCAACAACCACGCCACTGCGTATGACATCAGCATACCAAAAACACACAGATCCAGTATCTGGACGTGGTTATACATACACAGAATACCCTGCAGGTACATTTATAAATGACTATCAGTTTAATTCTGCTGTAGGAACATTAGACAAGCACAATGGTCGTTACTGTGTAACGCCAGATTATCCTGATGGAACTTATGCTTACTTCTTAACAATTACTAGTGCTGGCGTTCCAGTATATCCTTACATTATTGGACCAACATTTAAAGAGATACCAACATTAGAAACAGACACAGTGCCAGTAGATCCAGGTGGTAGTAATGCACAAACAATTGCATTAACGCCTGGAGAGTTCACATATAGCAATACTGTTGTGGATGGTAGTAAATTAAAGAATAGTGGTTGGGCAGGCTGGCAATTTGATATGGCAGTTGACGATGACTATGTAGTAACAAGTGCGCCAAATAGTAATAGCGGACAAGGTTATGCTATTGTGCTTAAAAAGAAAACAGACAAAACATATGAACCATTTGACATTATGCGTTCACCAAGTCCCACAACAAATGGGTATTTTGGTTATGATATTGCTGTAAGTAAAAGCGGCACGTATGTATTAGTAGGAGCTCCAGGTGAACTAAAAGCATATATGTATAAATTAGGAACAGGTGTTACAGCAAGTAATGAATACTTCAATGGCGATGGTTCAACTAATGTTTTTACTTTCTCTTCAACATCATTTAGTAATAGTAATGAACTAACTGTAATTGTAGATGGCCAAATTAAAATTGAAACATTAGACTATACATTAAGTGCTACACAAATTACATTTGTAGCCGCTTCAATACCACCAAGTGGTACTAATAATATCCATGTAAGAAAAGGAAATTATTATAGTGCAATCAAAACATTTACTGGCGCATCAGGTACAGACTTTGGCCGTAGTGTTGCATTAAGTGACGATGGTACTATTGCATTTATTGGTCAACCAAACAAAGCAGATGGTACAGCATTATCTGCAGGTGCAACTGAAGTTTGGAGTAAAACACCAACAGACACATATTTTAAAATACAAGATATTAAAAGTAATATATCTAGTACTAATGAAAATTTTGGTAAGGAAGTAGAATGTGGTGTAGATGGTCATATAGTTGCTATTGGTTCACCAGGCACTGACTTTCTAGTAATAAAAGAAATAACTACGGATGCTATCAACGCCGGCCAAGTTGAATGCTGGATCGACAATACAAAACATACTGGTACAATAACTGGCACAGTTGCTAATCCAACTGTAAGCATTGGTGATAAACTTGTTATTAATGATCAAGAAGTAACATTTACTGGTACAGCACTATCTAATGTAGTAAGTGATATTACTGCTAAAGCAATACCACATATAACAGCATCCGCAACAAGTGATAACAAGTTAAAAATTGTTAGCACAAAAACAGATGCTAACGCAAAACTTACAATACGTGCAGGCACAACAAACGGCGGGACAGTGTTTACAGCATTAGGCTTAACACTATACACATATAAATCAGCATTGCGCCATCCAGATGGTCCGCAAAATGCTTTTTATGGTGAGCATATTAAATTTAATAATACTGCGACAATGATTACAATTGGATCACCTTCAAGCTCAAGTGAATTTGAATTAACGTTAGATGGTAACTTGACAAAATTTGACCAGCAAAACACTATAATCACTGACGTTCAACCTGATTCTGGTTCTGCTTTAATATATGATATTAATACTGACTTAACATATTCATTAATACAGCGAGTAGATTGGGCAAACCGTAAAAAGAATGACAAATTTGGTACAGGCCTTGCAATGATTGGTAATACAGCATTAATTGGTGCTCCTGGTGATGATTATTTTGTGGAGGAACTAAAAACTGCTGACGGTGTGGCAACTGCGTATGCTATAACAGGGCAATTTACTACTGATAATTTAGAAATTAGTATGAATGGTCGAACAATGTTACAAGCAGAATTTAGTAGTGACAACGCATCACCAAATAGTACTGTTACATTTACAACAGCACCAGTTGCAACATCAGCAATAGTGTTTAAAAAATACACACAAAATACTGGTTCTGTATTAGAAGCAACTAATACAAATAATAAAGTTGCATGGAATAGTAAACGCACTCAATCCGATAAAATTGATATTGGTGCTATTAATAAAGTCATTACGTATGATAAATCAACTAATAAATTTATCGATTATATTGACTATCATGATCCAATTAAAGGCAAAATACCAGGCGTTGCTGATGAAGAAATTAGTTTTAAAACAATTTATGATCCAGCAGTATACAATGTTACTTTTAATGCAACAGTAGTTAATGACTTAAAAAATCATTGGGGTCCTAATGAAGTTGGGGTACTATGGTGGGATTTAACTAATACAAAATATATTGAGTATGAACAAGGTGAACTAGAGTATAAACGTCTTAACTGGGGCAAATTGTTCCCTGGTACACAAATTAATATATATGAGTGGATAGAGAGTGACTCATTACCCTCAACATATGTATCATTAGGAGGTGACGGCACTCCAAAATTTGCTGATGATTCAGCATATGTAGAGTATCAAAAGTATAATACATCTACAAATACGTTGGAGCCAATTTATTACTATTGGGTTAAAAACAAAACATCTGTGCCAGAAGTTTCCAACGCATATTTGGACGCTAATGGACAAATTAAATTTGCGGCGCATGGTAAGGAACTTGAGTTAAAGAGTTTTATACCAGCCGCTACGAGAAAATTGCCAGCAAAAACTGTCGCAACAATACTAACAAATCCTACTGCATATGGATTAAAATACATTGGTATTGCCGCACAGAATGCATTTATTGGATATAATCTACAAACAGGACTAACTGGTGAGAATATTATTTTAAGTATTGAATATGATACTGTTAAAAATGATATACCGTTACATACAGAATGGCAACTAGTACAAAAGAATAATCCACTATCAAAACCAAACAATTATTTAATTACTAAACTAGGTGATAGTTTAGCAGGAAAAGATGTAAGTGAAAATCTTGTACCAGATACAAACGTACATGTTGGATCACGGTATGGTATAATGGAATACCCACGTCAAAGTATGTTTATTGATAGATTGGGTGCTATTAAAGTATTAGTAAACTTCTGTAATTCTGTATTTACTAAACACAGAATGGCATTAGATTATAGTTTAATAAAAATTTCATCAGCAGATAAAGCACCAACATATGGATATGGTGAAACTGTAGCAACATATACTGAACTAACTTATATTAATACAAATACAATTACAGATGGTTATAAAGTAATTGTTGCAAGTGATGAAACAAGAGGCAATTATTGGGTAACATATCAATGGAGTGTTAGTGATAATAGATGGAATTTAGAGAAAAAACAAAAATATGATACAACAAAATATTGGGATTATATTGACTGGTATGCTACTGGTTATGACTCTAATACTATTATTGATTATACGGTCGCAACAGAAAATGACCGCGCAAAATTAGACACTAAACTTAACGATGTTGTTAAAGTATTAAATGATGGACAAAGCAAATGGATATTATATAAAAATACTAGTGCCTCAACTACTGATGTATACGATATAATTGGTCAAGAAAATGCTACAATTAAATTTAAAACAACATTATATACAACAACTACGCCGTTGGCAGAGTTGCGTTATATTATTGATGCATTAAACACACAATTATTTGTCAGTGACTTAGAAGTTGAATTTAATAAATTATGGTTTGAATTAATACATTTTATCTTGTATGATCAAAACTTACAAGTAGACTGGGCATTTAAAACTAGTTTTGTAACAATCAATCAAACTGTACGTAAACTATCTGAATTAGTAAATTATAGTTATGATGTGCAAGATAGTGTTAGAGATTTTATTAATGAAGCAAAACCATACAGAACAAATATTAGAGAATATGTATACCGTTATGATTACACTGAATTACCACAAATAGGAAATACTGATTTTGATTTGCCAGGCTACTATGATACAACAGACAAATTATTTAGATCACCTAATGTATATGAAGCAGACGACGATGCTCGTATGCTTACAGCACCTTGGGTTGATTGGAAAAATCATTATACAAAGAAAGTAGTTAGTGTTAATGTTTTAACTGCCGGCAGTGGTTATGCAACTACTGCAACATCAACATATGATGCAGTTGGTTATGATATTACTGGATATGATCACAGTGCAACTACAGCATCTCCACCAATAGTTACTATTTCAAGTGGCGCACAATGGAAATTAGGTTATACTTATGATGAAACCAAAATACCTGGCGCCGCAGGCGCACAGGCAGTTCTTGTAGTACCAGAACACAGTCCAGATACATTATGGTATTATAGTGGTACAGAACAAGGCACAACTCAATGGAAAGATATGGGTTGGAAAGTTACAATAAAACCTAAATTAGCAACTAATGAAAGTAAAACGTTTGCTGTAACTGTAGTATTGGATGGCACAGGCAAACCAGATTTTTATATAGATGGCACAGAACGACCTAACCTTATTTTGTACAGGGGGTCAACATACACATTCACACAAACAGACGTAAGCAATCTAGGTTACGGGTTCTTTAGGTTCTCGGCAATAGAAGATGGCACACATAGAGATGGCTCTGGCGCAACTGCTGTTCCTGTAATGAAAACACCTGGTTTAGCAAGTGTTGATTCTATTACAGTAACCAACGGTGGTACAGGTTATGTAACCACTCCAATAGTAACTATATCAGGCGGTAGTGGTAGTGGTGCAACTGGTTATGCTAATTTAGAAAACTATAAAGTAAGAGACCTTAAAGAAACAATTAAATTTGATCGTGTTGATGCACCATCACATGTTAAAACAATTGCCGTAACTGCTGGAGGCAGTGGATATACCTCAGCACCTACGGTAACAATAACAAATGCCTCAGGAGATACAACAGGCGTTGGTGCAAGTGCCAAAGCGGTTATTACCGGTGGAGCAGTAACAGCGGTTATTGTAGAACAAGAAGGCACAGGTTATACTGCCGCACCAACAATTAGTTTTACTGGTGGTGGTGGCAGTAGTGCTACAGCAACAGCAACAGTTTCATACTCATCCTATAATAAGTTAGAAACAGCACATGAGGCGGCCGCTAAAAAGCACAGCGATCGTTTAACATTATATTATGCTGGTGGACAAGCAGGCACAGGTAGTACAAAAACATGGGATAATAAGACAGCTGACATTTTAACCTATGATGCAGTTATAGCAGACTCAGGATTACAATATAAAGCAAACAAAGTAACAGGTGCTACATTTGATATGGAACCTGGTTATGATAGAGCATCATTCTCATCTTCGGCATTTGATGATTCTGAAATTAGTCCAGAAGGTATAGCAGTTATCTCAAGTGTAGATACTGATTTAGGCGGTGGTGACTTTAGTACAACTGGTGGTATAGATCCTGCTGATGTTGTAGTAGATGGTGACGGCTTTGTAACAGAATATACATCACATGCACCAGAAGAACAAGTACCCGGTCGTGTATTTGATACATTGGATATTAAAGTATATGAAATGCCTTCACCACGTGAATCAGGCGTTACTATTAAAAAACATACATTTGAAGGTAATGGTTCAACTGTAACATATGATTTTACTGGCAAGGGCGGACTGCCTACAAATCTTGAAGGTATTGAAGTATATGTAAATAATTCATTAAAGAAACTAACAACCGATTATACTGTTTCTATTAGAAGTAATGATATAACAATGGTTTCTCCTGTGCCAACAGGACAATTAATACATTTTGTATTAATTGAAACAGGTGGTGATACTGTTACATCAACTAAACAAGATTTTTATGGGGACGGTTCAACAACACAATATGTTGTGAATGTTCCATATGAATATGCACAATATTTGTATGTGACTGTAAACGGTGTAGAAAATAATCCAACATGGACAGCAACCAGTTATTATAAAAAAACAAAATTAACTTTTGCGTCAGCACCTCCAAGTGGCGGCCGCATACGAGTACATACATTCAATAAGTCAGGATTAACACTTACAAATGCAGGCAGTGGCTACACATCGGCTCCAGCAGTAACATTTAGTGGAGGTGGAGGTAGTGCGGCAGCTGCTACAGCAGTTATCAATGCTGAAGGCAAAGTAAGTGGATTAATTGTAACAAATGCAGGTACTGGATATACATCAGCACCAACTGTTACAATTGCAGGCACAGCAACCGCAACTGCTACTGTAACTGATGGTAAAATAGAAGCAATTAGACCATTTGTTAAGGTTGAAAGTGAAGAACAAACAATTACTGTTCCCGGCAGTCCAACATGGCCTGCAAGTTACACTTATACATATGGTCAGGATAACTTCTTTGATTTTGGTCCTGACGCCGCAAAAGTGTTTGTGTATTTAAATAATGAACGATTGAATCCACCAGATACAGAATACTATACTGGTGATGGGTCAACTGCTGTATATGCCTGTCCGTCTAATCCAACTATTGCATATGCTTCAGTAACTGATGCAATGGTTCAGGTACACGTAGATGGTGTATTAAAAACACTTACAACAGATTATACATTTACTGGTGGAACACCACCACGTGATGAAATAACATTTGCTGTTGGTAAAGTACCAGCGGCAGGTGCAGAAATAGCAATTACAGTTAGAAACGGGCAGTATTGGATTCCAAATGATTATCAAATTATACTTGAAAATGGTAGCGGTGTATCTGTTACTGCTGGAACAATTGCTACAGGTGATAAATTGTTTATACAGTCATTTGCTAATCAGAGATATAGCAAAGGCAAAACAATTGTAATAAAAGGCACATCAGTTGCAACGGCTACTTCACTAGAAAAATATGATGCAGTAATTTATGATTCGTCTGGTTATGCTGGTGATGTAAGTGTATCAATCTCAACACCAATATATGATATATCCGCATTAGAAAATAATTCAAATTATGTATGGGTATGGTTAAATGGTGTACCACAAATTGCTAACCACGATTACTATATAACTGGAACTAAACTAGTAATGACTCCATTAAGTGGTAGCATATTAGCGTCAGATATGATTACTGTTAGTGGTATGAGACAAGCAGAACAACGACCTGGTATTGCTTTTAGAATTTGGAAAGATATGTTTGACAAGACATCTTACTATAGAATTGCATCAGCAAATACAACAACACTGTCTACAGCATTAGCAATGACAGATATAGAAATTAATGTAACAGACGCAACTAAATTGTTGACACCTGTTCCAACAACAGCAACGCCAGGTGTGATATTCATTAATGGCGAGCGTATAGAATATTGGGAAATAGATGGTAATAAACTAAAAAGAATACGTCGTGGCACATGGGGCACAGGTGCTCATGCTACACATGCTTCAGCAAGTGAAGTAGTAGATGGCAGTAAACAACAATTAATTCCAGGATCAACAGTACATACTAAAGTTTGGTATGATCAAGGAACAACACCAGCCGCGGCTACAAACGGCTTAGGTTTGGGTATGGCAACTGGTAAGGAAGTAACGTTCCTTAAAGAGGCACCGCTATCAACTCCCAAGGTAATATAATAGGATAAATACTTCAGATGGAAAACAATGAAATCAAGCAAGAAACCAGTGAAGAGCAAGAAGAAATGCAAGAGAAACAACCTAACGAAATTCCAGGCGTAAACGTCGAGGGTTTTATTAAAATATTTGATCCAGATTCGGAAGAAGTATTTGTAGAACAACGTAACGCTATTCATTATGAAAACTTTTCCAAAGCATTAGCAGACAGTATTTCTAATCAGACTACTGGCTTTATACACGAAATGCACTTCGGTAATGGTGGCACATCCGTGTCTACTACAGGCATTATAACATATCTACCTGCTAACAATTCAGGTGCGTCTTCGGATTTGTATAATAAAACTTATTACAAAGTTGTTGATGGAACTAGTTCCTCAAATACAGATCCTACAAGAAATAAAATGACTATAAGCCACACAAGTGGTACAATTTATACTGATATTTTAGTAACTTGTTTGCTTGATTATGGAGAGCCTGCAGGGCAAGAGGCATTTGATAACTCATCAGCACTAGATGGGTCATATGTTTTTGATGAATTAGGGTTAAAAAGTTGGGAATCAGGTGGTATTGCTACAGGTAATTTATTAACACATGTAGTATTTCACCCAGTACAAAAATCACTTAATCGGTTAATTCAAATAGATTATACGATAAGGATACAAACATTAACGAATCTAAGTAGTGCAACATAATAGATAAATAGAAATATACGTATTTTAAAAAGTCGACTCAGGAGAGATAAAAAGTGGCATATACAGTTAACAAAACGAGTGGTGCAGTTTTATCCGTAATTGCGGATGGAACATTAGACACTACAACGAATTTAACCTTAATTGGTAAAAACTATTCCGGTTATGGTGAAGTTCAAAATGAAAACTTCGTAAAACTACTAGAAAACTTTGCTAACTCCTCCCAACCGTCCTCACCACTCGCTGGCCAGCTCTGGTGGGACACAACAAATACCGCACTCAAAGTATATACCGGAACAGCTTGGGTAGAATCAGGTGGTGTTACATCCGCATCTTCAGCACCTTCGAGCCCAGTAGAAGGTGATTTATGGTTTGATACTACAAATGATCAATTAAAAGCATGGAATGGTTCAGCGTGGATTGTTATTGGACCAAGTTATTCGGGTGGTGTATTAAGTGGAGCAATAGTAGATACAATAGTAGATAATGCATCAGGAACACACACAGTAGTAAAAATGTATGTTGCTAATACATTAGTAGGAATTGTTTCTAAAGATAGTGTTTTTACACCAAACGTTGCTATATCAGGATTTGCAACAGTAAGTCCAGGATATAATTTAAGTACAAATGTAACAGGCGCAAAATATACAGGCACAGCAACAGACTCCGATAAGTTGGGTGGTGTTGCGGCCGCAAATTATTTGCGTTCAAATGCTAACGATACAACAAGTGGAACACTTGGCGTTGTCAATGATAATGGTATGACCATTGGTGTCGACTCTGATTTATCAATGAGTGTATCTGGTAATGATGTAACAATTAAGAACGTTACAAGCAACGGTAATTTACTATTTGGTATTAACCAAGGTGGTTCACCAGCAACTGCTATTACTATTAGTGGTTCAACAAACTCAGTAACTATCGCAGGTGACTTAACAGTTAGTGGCACAACTACTACACTTAATACAAACAACTTACTTGTAGAAGATCCATTAATTGTTCTTGCTAAGAATGTAACCGGCGCACCATCATTTGATTCTGGTTTAATAGTAGAGCGTGGCACTCAGCCTAACACAGGTTGGATTTGGGATGAATCTCAAGACCAATGGGCCGCAGTTAATACAACTGAAACAGGTTCAACAGCAGGCAATGTAGCAATTGATTCATACGCAAACATACAATGTGCTACAATGACGGGTATTTCAACACAAGCGAAATATGCTGACTTGGCGGAAAACTTTACAGCAGATTATGCATATGATCCAGGAACAGTATTGCAAATTGGTGGTGAGCATGAAGTTACTATGTGTGAAACTGATGCTTCAGAAGATGTGCTAGGTGTTGTTAGTTCATATCCAGCATACTTAATGAACAGTGAAGAAGACGGCGTCACAGTAGCAATTGCAGGTCGTGTACCAGTTAAAGTATCAGGCCCAGTTACTAAGGGTGATAGATTAGTTTCAGCAGGTAATGGCACAGCAAGAAAAGCTTCTAAAGAAGAATGCACTCCATGGAATGTTATTGGGCGGGCCTTAGAAAGCGATATTGATAAAGAGGAAACACATATTACATTAGTTATGTGCATTGTTAAAGTAGTTTAAAAACTATTTGCTTTTGCTAAATATAGATACATAACGATATACGTTATTCTCGAGAAAGAAAAAACGATAATTTATCCTAGGAGAAATCGAATATGGCATATACATCAGGTGATACGATTCTAGCAGCTCACTATAACAGTTTCGTATCTGATTTTAATACTAACTGGGGGACAGGAAGTGGTGATCAAGGCTACGGCCAATCAAATACACTTTCCTCGGTCTCAGCTGGTGATACTGTAACTGCCACCCAATGGTCTACACTTTTAGCAAGAGAGACAAGCGCCGCGGCACACCAAGGCACTACTCTAACGTCGATTACCTCACCAAACGCAGGCGATACAATTAGTGCATTTACAGCATTAGCTGCAAATACAGCATTGATTAACACAAATAGACACAATATTGACAGTGGAAAATATGCTGATACCACAAGCACAGAGAGTGGTTCAGGAAGTTGGACAACAAGTACAGTACATACTTTTACATTAACTTTTGCCAGTGCTGATGCGGCAAGATATTATTACAATTGTGGCGGTTCAACCCGCTTTAGTTTTAGTAGATCAGGCGGTACTTCACATACAAAGAATACAGAATGGTCGAATTTGGCAACAGCGTGTGGTACAGTTATTTTTGCTGTACAAGGCACAACCAAGTCAGGTGGTTCTGGATCAACAACAACCTTGGCAACAACTATTGGTTATCAAGATATGACAACATCAAACCAAACATTGTTTAAACAGATGGAAGGTGATAACCCTTATACTGCTAACTTTATTCAGATAGAAGCAAAAACTAATGCTGTTGATAGTGGCGGCAATGGTGATAATGGACACATACTAACATTTGTAGTTACATGGTCTGATGCGGCTGGTGATACATTTAATGATACTGTAGATGGTACAGTAACAGATACTATTACACATAGAACACCAAACACAAGTTCATTAAATAATGCAAGTTGGAGTGCGGCACCTTCATATAGTAATACAAGTTTTAGTCAGTCATAATAGTTGACAATTTGTTGTATCTAATGTATAATATTTTATATGAGTGTGAAAGATACAGTAAAAAAGAAATTTAACCAAAAAGTGGCTCACGCAACAAAGCGTGAGACCACTTTAGGTTTACTATCCCTCCCTTATAACAGCGGTTTATTTAAAATAACAAGAGAATTAATTAATTTTGCCGAATTAATGTCGCTACGTTCCGCGATAGCAGAGTCGGCAGACTTAAAAGCAAATCCCACAGTAGTATTAGATTCATATGATAATCCTATATTAATAGAAAATCCACGAGACTTTACTGAGAAACTGTGGCAACGATACTATGAAGTCAATAACGAATATCTCGAAGATATCAAAACTATTAGGGCAACAAGAAAACCCGAACAAATCTAATGCCTACCGAAAATGGCGTACTATTATTTGCATACGATAACGAATCTATAAAATATACAGAACTTGCCAAACTCTGTGCGTTACTTGTACGCAAACACTTACCTAATACAGGAGTTACATTAGTCACTGATAACTCTATCGATGGTCCTTTTGATGATGTTATATTGGTCGAGACAGGTAACAGTGGACGTAGAACATTTAGAAACCCTAATGGAGAGACAGAAGAAGTCACTTGGCATAATAAAACTCGCCCACAAGCATACGATTTAACTCCGTATGAAAAAACATTACTGCTAGATGTAGACTATCTAATGTTTAATAACTCATTGCAGTGGCTATTTCAATCTGATAAAGAGTTAATATGCCACAATACCGCTTATGATATTACAGGAAAAGAAAGTCTTATAGACGAAAAAATGCTACATTGGAGTAGTATTCCAATGTTATGGGCAACTGTATTATACTTTACTAAAAATAATACAGCAAAAGAATTTTTTAATCTAGTTAAATTAGTACAAGACAACTATCAATACTATTATAACTTATATAATTTCAAGATGGGTCCATACAGGAATGACTATGCTATAAGTATTGCATATAATTTATTAAGTTTGGAACATTATATCTTAGATCCACTCTTTACCCTCCCCTCACAATTTACACTTGAAAATGTTCGAGAAGATGGAACTCTTGTGTATAACGCTGATGGAGAGATAGCATACATAAAAAATACTAATGTGCATATTATGAACAAACATAGTATTATAGAACATGTAGATGAAATATTAAGATACGCAACACAACCAACACTTACACATGAAGCGAATCAAGGAACATGATGAACAAATTGGGTATTTTACATTTGTTCAGAATAACGACGATACTGATTATTTAAAACTAGCATACGCCTGTGGATTAAGTTTAAAAGCAACACAAACCATAAACAAGTTTGCTATTGCTGTAGACAACAATACTAAACAACAATTAACAGAGAAACATTACAAAGTATTTGACTATGTAATAGACATTCCGTGGGGTGATGATAGTGAGGATGACGCATGGAAATTAGGCAATGAATGGAAAGCATGGTCAATAACACCATTTAAAGAGACAGTTAAGTTAGATTGTGATATTGTGTTTACACGCAATATAGATCATTGGTGGACATTTATGCGTGAGCAGGAAGTAATGATTGCGACAAATGTTCGCAAACTAGACGGTTCTATATCTAACTCACGCAAGTACAGAAAACTCTTTGATATCAATAACTTACCTAACACTTATAGTGGGTTTATGTACTTCAGGTATGGTGAAAATAGTCTAAAACTATTTAAAACATTAAAATGGGTTTATAAAAATTGGGATGAAGTATCACAACAATTAAAGAATTGTAGGGATGAAAAGCCTACAACTGATGTTGCGTTGGCAATAGCATTAGTGTTACAAGAAGCAGAGTATACACATACAAACAATGTATTAGATTATCCAACATTTGTGCATATGAAAAATAGCATACTAGGTTGGCCAGAATCGCATAAGATAGAAGATATTATTAATATAGAGTATAGTGATGATGTTGGATTAATATTAGGTGTAGAGCCACAAATATATCCTGTACATGGCGCAGAGTGTAAAGAATACCTAGCAGATAAAACAATAGAATACTATGAAAGGAATTAAGCCATTAAACAAAAGTTCTGCTATAAAAGGCATTGATGATTTAATTGAAGCAATTGAAACTCATGTTGAATTAGAATATGAAAAGCCTGACTATTGTTTATATTATACTGATCAAGGTATAATATATGAAGCATCGCCAGAAGAAGATATAAGAACACATATCAAGGTTCCTTCTAAATGGTTAGATACTAATCACATTACTGACTGGGTAATAGTTAAAGGCAAGTTAGAACCAGTTAAACATGATGTACATGACCGTTTAAGAAAATATACTAAAGTAACACACGCAACAGAATTAGATCCTGACTTGCCTGTGTATGTAACAGAAAAAGATCATAGAATTATCAAAAAAGTCATTACTGCTGATGAAGTAGTATTCAATAGAGATGAAAATTATTATCAATTACAACAGGAGAAAAGATGATTGTAAAACATGCTAAATTCCCTTGGGAAGTAAAGAAGGGGGAAATTATCAAAAATAAAGATTTTAAAAAAGCAATTAAAATTTACAGAAGCGTTAAGTCGTGGTGTGAAGAAAATTGTAAGAATGAATATATATTAGATGATACTGTCTACGCCTTAGGTGTAAAAGTGTCATTCGAGAAAAAGGCGGAAGCCAATAAATTTGAAAAGGAATTCAATACATGAGGAAATACAATGTGGGAACCATGGTTATTAATGATAATGTTAAGTGTGGGTCCATTTAATGGACAATACAATGGTGAGAATGATATTTGGTATAATATACGAATGCATTCAGAAGGAGAATGCCGACAAGCGGCAAGAGATATGATGAGAACACATCGTATATTCCAGCACCTCAATCCTACTTTACATATGGATGTTATATGTAGAAAAGAATTACTTGCAGGAACATACAATCAAACAAACTCAAATTTTCCAAAATGTATTAATTATCGTCAATGTCTTGACATGTTTAAAAAAGAATATGACTGAAATAGTTGACATTGCTGACTTAGATTGCGTATACTTAACATACGACGAGCCACAAAAAGATGAGTTTTGGGCCAAGATACTAAACATGGTACCTTGGGCAATACACATTGATGGTGTATATGGTTCGGATGCCGCCCATAAAGCGGCTGCCAATGCTTGTGATACTGAGCGATTTGTTTTAATAGATGGTGATAATTTACCTGATCCAGAGTTTTTTAACTTACAACTAACACTAGATGATGTTACTAAACATTGTGTGTTTAGATGGAAGGGTCGTAATGTTATTAACGGACTAATGTATGGCAATGGTGGTTTAAGTTGCTGGCCTGTAGACTTTGTTTTAAACATGACTACACATGAAAACACTGATGGTTCTGATGAAACATTAGTAGAGTTTTGTTTTGACGATAATTACAGACCAATGCATAACTGCTATAGTACAACATACCCAAATGGCTCAGCATTACACGCATGGCGTGCTGGGTTTAGAGAAGGTGTTAAAATGGTTTTAAACAAAGGAACTAAACCTGATTTAAAAACATTTGAAGAGCAAGTACATGCTCGCAACTTCGATAACTTATGCATATGGCAAACTGTTGGGCGTGATGTTGAGCATGGCATATGGAGTATATACGGCGCACGTTTAGGGACATTTTTAACAATGCTTACTGATTGGGAGCATGTTAATGTAAGGGACTTCAAATATTTAAATGAAATGTTTAATGCAGAATATAAAGATAAGGATCCTGAAATAGAATCACAAGTAATAGGTGAAATATTACAAAACAAACTAAACATGCCTATATGTGAGATGAGTGCTGAGGCAAGTGTGTTCTTTAAAGCACATTACAGCAAGCATACAAACTACGATATAATGATACAAGAATTAGATGTAATACGCGGCATTGAAGGTTGGTAATGGAACTTTATAAAGATAATAAGGGCGACAAAATAGAAGTTAAGGATGGAAAGTTTAAGTCAGATTTCTATAGAAGTGCTGAGGATATTAAAGTACAGTTAGACTCAGTGTCTCCATCCTTTTGTCTTGCTAAATGGAATCAAGTTAGTTTACATTTACCTACAGGCTTAAACAACAGTTGCTATCATCCACCACTGCATAAAATGGAGTTAGACACTCCATCTGCATTACATAATACACAACATAAGAAAGAAATGCGTAAACTTATGCTAGAAGGCGAACGTCCTAGCGAGTGCCAGTACTGTTGGAACATAGAAGATACTGGGCATATGAGTGATAGACATTACAGAAGTGGTGAGCCGTGGGCACAGATGGACTTTGATAATATAGTTAATGCTCCGTGGGATGCAGATAAGAACCCGCGTTATGTAGAAGTAAACTTTAATCATAACTGTAACTTAAAATGTAGTTACTGTAGTCCACAGTTTAGTACTGCGTGGGAAAAGGAAATGAAACAACACGGTGCATGGCCTACATCTAAACCACATAACGCACCTGAACACTTTGAGATTAATCCTTGCATACCACACAGCAAATATAATCCTTATGTACATGCGTTTTGGGAATGGTGGCCTGACTTATATAAAGACTTAAAGCATTTCCGTATGACTGGTGGTGAACCTATGATGGATAAAAATACGCATAAAGTATTTGATTACATTATAGACAACCCCAAAAGCGACTTACATTTAAACGTTACAAGTAACTTTAGTCCTGTAGACAACAAATTGTTTGACAAGTATTTAGATAAAGTTAAACGTATATGTTTAGATGAGAAGGTAGAACACTTTATGCAATACGTTAGTGTAGATAGTTGGATGGAACAAGCAGAGTATATACGTAATGGGTTAGATTTTAATAAGATGTGTGATAACATCAACACATACTTAACGGAAGTTCCGTATAGAAACTCTTTAACGTTTATTATAACATATAATAATTTAAGTGTTTCAGGAATGGATAAGTTATTAGCCTATATACACGGTTTGCGACAAGCATACAGCGAAACTTATCAACGTGTATGGTTTGATACGCCGTTATTGCGACAGCCTGCTTGGCAAAGCATACAGTTATTGCCTGAACCATATCAAGATATACACGATGAGAACATATGTTGGATGTTGGATAACATGGAAGATGAGAAAACTCGCTTTAAAGGCTTTAAGGATTATGAAGTCCAACGTATGCAACGCGACTTGGCGTGGTGGCAAGAGAGTGATAAGTTAGATCCAGAGTATATAGACAACTGTAAAGCAGACTTTTATCGCTTTTTTACTGAGCACGACAAACGTCGTGGCACTAATTTTATAAAAACATTCCCTGAAATGATATATTGGTGGGAAGAATGTGAGAGGTTAGCACGTTGACTTTTGTAGCGGATATTAAAAAATTACATGTAGAACCCACTACAGTATGCCAGGCAGAGTGTCCTATGTGTATTAGAACTCTACAGGGTTATCATAGGACTATGGAAAATAAAGAATTATCATTTAATCAATTTAAAACATTAGTAAAACCATTAATACACAACTTAGACCATGTACAATTTTGTGGTTCATTTGGAGATCCTATCGCGTGTAAAGATTTACGCATAATGATGTTATGGATTGGACAAATGAATCAACAAACGCATGTTTCAATACACACAAATGGTGGGATAGGAAGCACAAAATTATGGACTCATATTGCTTATCTAACAAGAAGCAACCCTGCTAGTCGTGTTATATTTGCTATTGATGGATTAGAAGATACTAATCATTTATATAGAAAAAATGTTGTATGGAAAACCTTAATGAAAAATGCTAAAACATTTATCAATGCAGGAGGTGTAGGGCAAGTGGACATGATTGTATTTAAACACAACGAACACCAGATAGACGAAGCAAAACAATTAGCAAAGGATATGGGATTTAAAGCATTTAAAACTAAAGCAACTAGCAGATTTGCACATAACCCCAACACTGGATTGGAGCCGCCTACCAATCATTCATTTGAAATGAAAGATAAAGAGTTTGCATGCCACGTGGAAAAACAGAAAAGTGTTTATTTAAGTGCAGAAGGATTATGGTATCCATGTTGTTGGACACACGTAGCACATGCACAAAAAGATGACCAGTGGGGTGATCCTATAGTAAATATCAATGATAGATCAACGAAATGGTATAATTTAGAAAAGAACATACTATCTAAACATTTAGATAAAGTATGCCATAGAGCGTGTGCTACAACAGCATTTAGCGGTCAATGGACAACTGAGCAATACTTCTCATGACATTAAGAACACCAGGTAGAGAATCAGATTTAAAAATTAAACGATGGCTTAACGAGACAGTAAGTCCATCATTTTGTATGGCCAAGTGGCGAAACGCTACTATATGGCTTGGAAGTGGTATGACTACTAGTTGTCACCACCCGCCGGCACACAAAATAGATATTAAAGAACTACTAAATAATTCATCAGCTATTCATAATACAAAACAAAAAAAGCAAGATAGAGAACAAATGCTTGCAGGCGAAAGGCCACCCGGTTGTGAATACTGTTGGAAAATAGAAGATATTGGGCCCGATGCTATATCCGATCGTGTCCATAAAAGCGTCATATATGATGAGGAGGACGTACATTATGTTAGACAAAAAGATGCCGAAGAAAACTTTGCATTACGCACTCTCGAGGCCGCCTTTGATAGGACTTGCAATTTTGCTTGTTCTTATTGCAATCCTGCTTTTAGTAGTACCTGGGTAAAGGATATAAAGAACAATGGTTCCTACGAGAAATTAAAGTCAGACGGCCGTAACCATTTCACACATCAACACAACGAAGCACAGTTATATAAGCACGACGAAACAAATCCATTTACAGAAGCCTTTTGGCAATGGTGGCAAGAAGAACTACATGAAACACTAGATGAGTTTAGGATAACTGGTGGCGAACCCTTAATGTCGGGCGAAATATGGAAGTTATTTGAATGGTTCAAACTAACAGACAAAAAGTCCGATATGAGGCTCGCTATCAATTCTAACTTAGGTGCTAAAGACGAACTAATAGATCGCTTTATAGAGAACGCACAACATATTCCACACTTACATCTATATACATCTTGTGAAGCATTCGGCGCACAAGCAGAGTATATTAGAGACGGATTAGTATGGGATAAATGGGTAGAAAACTGCCATCGTGTATGTAGGGACGGTAATTTAGAAGGCTTCCATATGATGTGTACTATTAACAGTTTGTGCTTGGATTCCTTGCCAAAGTTCTTAGATCACGTAATGAGTTTTAAACAACAGTACGGACGTGACTTTCCTACGTTTACTTTAAACATATTAAGGTTTCCATCCTTCCAATCTCCACTAGTGCTACCGCAATCAATACGGCAACAATACAGAGACAACTTAGAGCAATGGCTTGTTTTAAACGAAGACAATCTACACGAAATGGAAGGCAATCACATACTACGACTGTTAGATTATTTAAGTGTAGTAGATAAACCACACAGCGATACGTTCGAACCAGAAGCACTACAGAACGACTTTTATCACTTCTATAAACAATACGACACACGACGAAACAAGAACTTTACAGAGACTTTCCCTAACTTAAAACAATGGTATGAGGAACTACCCCATGACTAATACGCTAAAGTGGGCGGGGCCGAGTCACACCCAGCCGAAACACCTGGTTTGGCGAAATTTTTTACACAGTAGATACCATATCGGAACATAACAATGCAGGGCGGAGGATTTGAATATATGAATTATTTAAAAAACATACCACGTTGGGGTACTGCACTACTATTAATAGTGTGTGGCATCTGCATAGGAATACTGTTATCACTAACTTTATTGTATGGTATGTGCCTAAGCACGGGTGAGCATGAAGTAATCGTAAACAACTTCCTAGGGTATGAGCAACTAATGGTAATTAAACGCTTATGATAATAAAACTATTAAAAACAATAAAGAACGTAGTGGATCCTAACTACTGGGCAAGTGAGATAGGCAATAAAACAGGTGCGTACGACAAAGCACATAACAGTAAGTTGGCTAATTGGTCACGTAGTCTTACAGGATGGAAGTGGTGGGCATGGCAACTAGGCGGAGGTTTGGTGTTTGTTATTGTGATGGAACTGTTATTAAATCTGCTGGGTATGAGTATGTTACCCTGGAGATGGTAGGGTCGGGTTATCTGTCGGGTTGTCGAACGACGGGGAAAATTTTTTCCTATAGGGCAGAATATTTCGAGCGACAAAAAAAATTAGAAACATACAACATGCCCGATTTGTTTTTTCTACCACATGCATTGTCACTACGCCCCAACTCTTTTTTCTTTTTCAAAAAGTTTTTTTTATTTTAAAATATTATGGATAAAGGTTACCTTAACAAAGATACACCATTCAATACCACTACACTGTTATTGGATCGTAATAAACAATCGTTGCCTAATAGCTTCTTTACTATAGAAGAACGTGACTTATTATGTAATAGTGATGTATTCTGTATGCTACCGTGGATCCATATACACGGATGGTCCGATGGTAATGCTTACCCGTGCTGTATGGCAGAGCCTAATGAACCTATAGGTAATCTTAGAGATTATACACTCGAAGAAGTATGGAACAATGCCTCCTATAGGACTATGCGACACAATATGCTCAATGGCATACCGTGTAAGGAGTGTAATAAGTGTTATGAGAAGGAGCGTAATGGGTTTTATTCATTACGTAATGAGAGTAATAGAAATTTCGCATATAGTATAAAGGATATCACCACCACTCCTGATGGTTCATCACCAGTTAATCCAATCTATTGGGATGTTCGCTTTACCAATATGTGTAACTTTAAGTGTAGGATGTGTGGGCCACAGTTTAGTTCTAATTGGGTAAACGAGTATAACAGTATGTATGGGCAATCGGATATAGAGAAAATAAGTTATACGAGAGGTAATAAGCAATTAAACTGGGAAATGATAGAGCCATATATAGACAATCTCCATAAGATATACTGGGCAGGAGGTGAGCCTTTAATGATGGAAGAACATTGGCGTATAATGGATGAATTGATTAAGCGAGATAAGTTAGATGTATCGTTAGTATACAATACTAACTTTAGCGAAGTCAAGTATAAGGGGCGTTCAGTATTCGATATGTGGAGATTATTCGATGATGTCAGTATAGGAGCATCGTTAGATGGAATGGGTGATAGAGCAGAGTATATACGTAAGGGAACGGTGTGGGATACTATAGTAAGGAATCGTTACGACATGCTCGATGTGTGCCCAGACGTAGACTTTTTTCCCAGTGCCACATTGCAGGTATTAAACGCATACCACCTACCAGACTTTCATAACGATTGGGTAGAGCGCGGCCTTATAGGCGTCTATGATTTCCATGTTAATATTCTCCAAGGCCCAGATTATTATAGACTCAGTATACTACCCGACTATATGAAGGAAGAAGTTAAGTCACTATACGAAGAACACATAAGTAGTATAGCAGATGCCGACGACATTAAGCGAGCCACCAATGGTTTCGAGAGTGCAATCAACTTTATGTATAGTGAAGATAGAACGGATCTTATACCAGAGTTCCGTAAAGAAATTACCAAGTATGATAACCACCGTAATGAAGATTTTCAAACGGTATTCCCAGAGTTGATACCACTATTCAAAACCTTCCCGGAGAGGTCTTAATAGACAGGGCCCTAGAATAACGATGGACTATAATGATAAAAAGCCACTAAAGATTGATTGGAATGATCTTTCACTATACCAACAATTGGTATTAGAAGAAAACCCATCATTCTGTATGTATCCTTGGACACATTTACACGCATACCCAGATAGTTCTGTTCATCTATGCTGTATGAGTGAGATGGATATGCCAGTCGGTAATCTAAATGATAACACGCTGGAGGAAATTTGGCATAGCGAACATATGGTGAATATACGTAATAGAATGATTGATGGACTACACAATCCAGAATGCGTCAAGTGTTATGAACAAGATAAGAATGGCTTTATGAGTGGCCGGGTATCAGCGAATAAACATTTCGGACACCATATAGCAAAGGCCAATAGTATAGAACCAGACTATGAGATAATATACTGGGATGTTCGGTTTAGCAACCTATGCAATTTTCGCTGTCGAACGTGTGGTCCCCTGTTTTCAAGCAATTGGTATCAGGATTATGTTAAATTACACCAAAATTCCCCTACAAATAGTAAGGTTATTACGTGTAATCTGGATATCGAAGAGTGTATCAGGCATATACCATACGTAGAACAGATATATTTCGCTGGTGGAGAACCCCTAATGATGGCCGCACATTGGGAGATTATTGCCGAATTACTAAAGCAAAATAGAACCGACGTTAAGTTAATATACAATACCAATTTTTCGCAACTCAAATATAAGCAATTGAGTATACTGGATATGTGGAAAGAGTTTGACTCCGTTAGTATAGGTGCTTCATTAGACGGTTCGGGTATGCGAGGAGAGTATATAAGGAAAGAAACTGTATGGAAAGATATAGTCGATAATAGAGAACAGATGTTACGAGTATGCCCAAACGTTGATTTCTATATAAGTTGCACGTTGAGTATACTGAATTCGTATCATATGCCAGACTTTCATAAAGAATGGATCAACTATGGCCTAATAGGAGCACCTGACTTTAACGTGAATATACTAATGAATCCTCCGCATTACCGTATAGACAATTTACCAATGCCAGATAAGGAGGCGGTAATAGAAAAATACAAACGACATATCGACTATCTTAGTCCAATCGATCCTCTCCAACGTGCAACCAATGGTTTTCAAAGTGCAATTAACTTTATTGAACAACCGAGCAATGCTAGACTATTCTTAGAGTTTATGGCACTCACCGCTAAAATGGATAAGATTCGTTCTGAGTCGTTTAATGAAACCTTTCCGGAGTTTAGTTTTGTCAATTAAGGATGATCTCAACCGTGTTCGAAACCCTGCGTTCAAAGCAATTCCTACTCTGTGTTACTTACCGTTTATTCATTTAGAAGCGTCTGCAATTGGGGACGTAAAGCCTTGTTGTATGACGGAAGGTCCTGTTCTGGATGAAGATCGTAATCCTTATAACTTATCAAACTGTACGTTAAAAGACGCCTTTAACTCTCAGCATATGAAACAAATGAGGGCAGACTTTCTGCAAGGTAAAAAGCCTTCTAACTGTAAGAAGTGTTGGGATGAAGAGTCTCAAGGAATAACTTCTAAACGTTTAATTTGGGCAGAGCAATTCAGTTTAAAATACCCAGAGTTGGACTACGTTTTTACAAATGAAGTCAATGACTCGAACCTGGTTTATTTAGACTTAAAACTAGGAACCATTTGCAACTTAAAGTGTCGTATTTGTGGGCCGATGAGTAGTTCAAAGTGGGCGCAGGATGAAATAGATGTCGCTGTTCAGTTTGAAGGTGTTCAAAAGAGTGAAATAAAGGACTTAAAAGCGTACCAGTGGCAAAAGCAAGGGCAGTGGCCTCGAACAAACGATCGCTTCTGGCGCAACTTGGAAGAGATTCTGCCGGGAGTGGTTCATTTAGAGTTTACTGGAGGAGAGCCTTGGTTAATTAACGAGCACTTTGAGTTGTTAGAGCAGGCCGTTCGGGATGGTTTTGCAGGTCGCATCTACCTTCATTACAACACAAATGGTACGCAGTTGCCTCTCCATGCTTTGGAAAACATTTGGCCTCATTTCAAAGGGGTCAAGGCTTCCTTTTCTGTGGATGACGTTGGGGAGAAGTTTGAGTACCAACGGTCTGGCGCCAAGTGGGACGAGGTTAATTACAACATTAATTACTTGTGTGCAAATAAATTAGAAAATATGGAGACTGAGATTTGTACCACCCTGTCTTTGTTTAATATTGCGTCTCTAATTCATCTCCAGCAGTGGATCAGGGACATTGAAAACTTAGACACTTGGTACCTTAATCTCATGCACCAGCCAGAGCACTTTAACATTTCAATTCTACCCGATTGGGCCAAGGACGAGATTGCTTACGGACTCCTCCATTACAATTGGAACGCGGTTGACAGGCTCACTGCGTTTAAACACCGGGATGAGTTCTTGAAGGTAATTAAAAGTATTGTAGAGTACATGTATTACCATGAAGTCAGTGACTTGGAGCATGAACGTGCGTATTTGCATGACGTAATTTACAAAATAGACGCGATTCGGGGGCAGAAACTCGTGGAGGTCGACCCCAGATTGTGCGAATTTCTGGGTTTCAGGCACCAAGGGCAGAAAGAAAAATGGAAAGCAAAAAACCAACCGTAAAACCAAAATCGCTCTGTCTTGCCCCTTTCGTGCATACCT